TCCAACTGTCTATTGACAAATGCGAGGCCATTGGCGTTCTGGGGACCGCTGACCTTGGCGTCGAGGCCGTCCTTGATCGCCTTGGCATCGTTGGCGTCAATGTCCTCCTTGGCGCTGACCAGGCCGCCGACCAGCATGCCGGAGGTCATGGCGCGCGTGGCGGCCTCGTCCTGGGCTCGGGAGAGGTCGTGCTGGCGCCGGAACAGGGTCAGTGGGGACATGGCCCGCAGGCCGTCCATCGACAGGCCCATGACCTGGGTGAAGGTCTCGGAGGTGAAGTCGCGGCGGGTGCCGTCGCCGAAGGTGACCTGGAAATGCTTGAGGCCGTCCGGGCCCCACTTGACCTGATAGGACTGCGGCGCCACGGGCAGGAAGCCGCCTATGCCGCCGGTGCCGTTCGGCAGATGCACGAGCCCGAACTCGCCCATTGTCAAGAGCCAGGCGATGTTCTGCTCCCAGAAGTTGAAGCTGGGGATGGCGTAGGGGCCGGCCGGGTCGTTGGTGATCCAGTGGCCCTCCATTTCCTCGCGGTCTGAGTCCTGATCGTCCCCGGTGCCGACCGGGTCCAGGTTGCGGTAGACGCGGAGTGGGAGAGAGGCGATGGTCTGCGCGATCAGGGAGACGCCGCGAAAGTAGGCCGGCTGCCGCATGGCGACGAAGGTGTCCCAGCCGAAGGAGTCCACCGAAGCCCGCATGAAGCCGGCGAAGGCGGGATCGCCGATCGACATGTTGGCGTACTTCTCGGGGTCTCGGAAGGCGCCCCAGCGTTCCCGCAGTGTCGGCATATGTGAGTGTCAGTATGTACGAAAATCCCCCTCCGGTCACTACCGGGCGTTTCGGGTTACCCTTGGCCCGTGTGCACTTGGTTCATGCAGGGCGCCAAGTCCATGATCACGCCCGACGGGAACGCCCAGCTCTGGCTGCAGAACTTCTATGACAGCTGCCACAACCATTACTTCCAGGCCCAGCTCCACAACCGCAAGACCTCGGGCAGCATCACGGCCACCATGCATATCCGGGTCTGGGTCTGTGGCACCTTCAAGGAAGACCTGGTCTGGAATGAGACGGTCCCCGCCAACGGGACCGTGACGCACGTTTCCCATACATGGAACTACGGCATGTTCTGCGGGCCCCAGGCCGACAACTACGACACCTACATCTGGACGCCGACCGCCTACCACTCGCCAACCACGTCACTGAGTTTCTGAGGCTTGATTGAGCGCCGCGTCCATGTCATGCCTGGGTATCACCTGGGACATCGTGTTAAGCCATCGCTTGACATGAGCCGCGACGAACTGAATCGGCTAAGCGATCACGATCTGATCCTGCTCTTGCACGAACGGATGAAGGCCCATCAAGAAGAGCATCGGCAGGGCACGGTAGCCTTTCGCTGGACGGTGGCGGTGATCATCTCGGCGCTGGGTGTGATCGCGGCCGGCGCCGCGGTCATCGGCTCGCTGGGAAACCCCTAGCCCCGTCGGGCATTGCAGGACCGGCAAAGAATCAGGATATCCCGCCTTATAGGTGCTGGTGTCAAGCCACTCGTAACGCATGAGCGTGCCATCGCGGCCATGCTCCATGCCCCAGCGGCAAAGCACCGTTCCGTCGGCCTGAGGCTCAACTGGCACCGGTTCATCACTGCCAACGTGATCCCCGCTCCCGTAGTGCCAGGGAAACGGACAGAAGCCCTCAGATGCGCGAGCAAGCGCGGCCGAATCGTCGATACGTCGGCAGCCGGCAAAGCTGGTGTCTCATATTTGAGACAACTGGCCGATTCGGTGCTGCGATTGAGGAAGGCACGTAAGTGGTGGTGCTAGATGTGGTGCTGGAGGGTAGAACGCCAAGCCAGCGGTTGTCCCATATTTGGGACAAGTGATCATCTCGGCGCTGGGCGTGATCGCGGCCGGCGCTGCGGTGATCGGCTCGCTGGGCAATCCCTAAATGCCGAGTTGCCCTGCCCCGTTCCACGCTTTTCCTCGCGGTAGGCGCACTGGCTGAGGCGTCAGCCATACCCGATCCCGGTCCGTCGGAGCACGACAACTCGACTAGTCCAGTCTACCCCCGTCGGGCATTGCAGGACCGGCAAAGAATCAGGATTCCGTCCCAGACGGTTCCTCCCAGCCGGACAGCGAGTTGGTGATGGCGGGTAAGGTCCACGTCGCTGCCACAGTCAGCGCAGTGCCCGTGGAGGGGAATGGCGCGGTATAGCGGATCGGCGTAAGCCTTGCGTTTCGGCTGCGCGTTGCGGCGAGCCTGAAAGCTGCGCTCACAAGCAGGACACCGAGAGCCGCGCCGACTATGAGCTTCGCCACAGTCCACACAGCGTCTAGCCGACATACACGGCAGTCCGTGTCTTCCGGTGCTCGAAGCGATCGCAGGCAATGGACAGTCCGATACAGGCGTCGATGTGGCCGCGAGACGCACTCTTGTCCTTGTCGAGCATGTAGCTCCGACCGATCGGACGCGCCACGGCATTGACGACATGATCGCCAAAAAGCTTGTCGTCATCATGGCTGAGACCTTCTTTGAAGATGCGCTTCCGCAATGCGGCGACGATCGGCGTCATTGTCTCGGGCGTCTGTGAGATCTCGGTCATAGCGATCCGCGCCAGCCTCAGCCGGGCCGCCTCGAGTTCGAAGAAGCGCGGGTCATAGCCAACCTCACCAAGGTCGTAGAGGAAGCTGGCCTCCTGGATGTAGGCCGAGACCGCAAGGAGATCGACCTCGTCCTGTGGCTTAGGCACCCAGATCCGGGCCTTAGCGTGCAGCCGGCCATCGGGTCTTTCCTGGACGAAGATGACCGCCGAACAGTCCCGAATCCGCCCAATGTCCACACCGCCATAGACAGGCTTGCCCTTCTCGAAATCGTAAGGATCAAAGAGCGCGTTCCAGCGAACGCGCGCATCAGGCCCGAGCCAGGAATCGTGGCCAGTAACGTCCGGCTCGTTGAGCCGGAAGGTTCTGACCAGCGCTTCCGGCGAGCTGGCGAACTCGTTGCGGACCAGCTCCAGGTTCGGATAGCCGTAGCGAAGACTGGGGTTGGCGGCATGCCAGTTCTCTTCGTCGGTCAGAGGGGCGTTCTCAGCGCCCGAGTACATCTGCCAGAGCAGGGTCTTGGGCGCCAGGCCGTCGCGCACCAGCGCGCGCAGGTCGTAGAGTGCCGTGTCGCGATCAGGCCCCCAGGTGCCGGCGCCGAGAATCCGCGCGCCCGGCCGCTTGCGTCCCATCTTGACCGCGTTCCAGGTCTGTGGACTGCACTCGCCGATCTCATCAATGAAGCCGTAAGGCCAGAGGTTCAACCCGAGCAGCGGGCCCGGGTCTTGAGCCTTAGGAAAGATCGAGCCCTGGAAGCGCGGATACTCGATGCGCTCGCTGCCAAACCCCGAGAAGGCAAGGGTGCGGCGCTTCAGCTCGGGCTCAGACGCCCGCATGTACTCAATCTGAGAAAAGACCGAGTCCTTGGCCTGTCCGAGCGTTTTGGCCACGATCGGGATGCTGGGCGCGCCCTGAGTGTTCGATTCAAAGAGACCGAACATTGCCAGCGCAGCCAGGAACGTGGACTTGCCGCCACCGCGGCCCATGCCCAGGATCGCCTCGGAGTAGTCGCCCTCGAGGAACGCTTCCGCGAATTCCTTCTGCCAGGGCATCAACTTGAGCGGCCGGCTCATGTCTGCGCTCTTGGGGGATCTCAGGTACTTCTCGGTGAACCTGACGAAGCGGGCAACGCGAGAGCCACGCCATTTCTCCCAGGGTCCTGGGCTCGGATCCTCGACACGCTTGGCGGCATTGCCAAGAGCGTCGTCGTGGTGCTTCCAGCGCCGATCCAGGCGTACCGGACGCTCTATTTGTTTGACGGCCACGTGCGTGTTGTATCTATCTTGGGCGCTTGACGGGGGTTAAGAAGGCTCATCTTCCTGAACTTTTTCGATCAGTCTGTACTCGCGCATGAACTCAGTCATATGCTCCATGTCATCAGTGGTAGTGAAGCCATATGTGGTGATGGTCACTGCATCCCCTACTGCCATGTCTATGGTTACGCGGCGCAGGTGGTTGACTGGCAGGCCCATCGCCTCTAATAGTGCGGTGACTCGCTTGTCATGTCCAGATATGAATGCCATCAGTCCTTGATCTCCTTCAACTCACTCTTGCAATCTAATCAGACCGCATGCCTTTCAAGTGGAGTGAGCCGTTCCCAGGCACAATAGCGATGCCCGTAGCGGCATGAGTCGAATGAGATGCTGAAGCCAGCGTCACAGTGGCAAACGGCGTAGAACGCGTGTGGCCCGCTCTGCGGATCACGCTCCATGATCTTGCCGCAGTAATCACACTTCGGCCAACCACGGACCGGATCCAGTAGCCAATTGCCAGGGCCATTGTCATCTCCCATTTCTATAGGCTGCGACCTCCAGCACCGAGAGGAGTCGCGAGTGCACGGTGCACGGCTCCTAGTGCACGACAACCGTGCACATCTTCTTTCTGCACGACCATGCCGGGGTCGGAGGGAATGAAATTCCCCCTCCCGACACCCGTCAGCACTTGGTTATGTACGCCGTACACAAGCCGTGCGCACGCCGTGCACTTAACCTGTCCCATCAGTTGGTATCTGATCTCGTAAACGATCACTTGATCTCCTTCAGCTCACTCTCTAGTGCATCGTCCCATGTCTGTGGTGGTAGTGGCTGCATGGTGACCAGCATGCGACCGATTAACAAAAGCCTCTGACGTGGGGCGAGCTGCTTAGTCGCACGCATCACTGTCTCTGCACGCCTGCGTTGCTCTGGGGACTGCGAGGCCGGCATTGGCAACACCTTGTTAGAGGACAAGGTGACTAGTGGTCGCTGACGCTCCAAGGTGTGTCCTCCTTTATTTGGTCAGGGCTTACGCCCTGTCTTTGGTGCTGGGATGCAAGCTGCTTCGTCTCGCATTTCTGACTACAAAGCCCAGCTACGCCTACGCACTTGGGCTGTGCGGCAGGGAGTGGGGGAGTGCTCGTCTAGGCCTAATCGCTCCTGGGTTCAGGCCAGTCGCGGTTAAGCTCAGTCATGGCGGTGCGTCTTCCGGTAAGTCTTCGTGAGCATGGCGGTGGTTTCACTCCAGTCCGCGTACTTACTCGCCAATAGAAGCAGGCTCCGGTTCAGGCTCCGGTTTGAGTTGCGACGCTTTGAGGATGGCTTCGATCACGCGATACGTCTCGGTTGGCGAAAACCACACCAGTACCGATCCATAGCCCGATGCGCCGATTTGAACACGACAAGTGCCATCGTCCTGCGGACTCTGCGGGACAAGAGGGGTGTCGGGGCCAATCGTCAGGTCAACATGGTCGATGACCCTCTGCTGTTTGGGCTTGTCCTTGTTCTCGGCCATGATTTCCTCGAATGACGGGATGGCAACGCTCACGTTCTTCTCCTCGCGTGTTTCTATCGTCAATTAGCCCACCGGGTGTCCAGGCCGCGCCCGAGACTCTTCACTGTCCACGCTGAGCACGTCATGCGCCTTGTAGGCGGTGTAGGTGCGAAAGCCGACCACGACGCGCGCCACGCGCACAGGGCGCTTGGGTGCAGGTGCGGGGACAGGCAGCCGCAGCATCGCCTGTTCGCCAGTCGAGAAGACCCTGGACACTCAGAACTTCCTTGTGCCGTCTGACCAGCGGCGGTCAGGGCAGCACCATCTCGCAGTAGGGACACATCGCGTCCTGCTTGCTCGCCGTCAGGCCGCAGGCGCCGCTCACGCAATCGTGGCCGCAGCCAGCATGGCGGTGGAAGGGGATCGCCGGCCGCGTCGGGTCAGGCTCCGGCTCGGGTGCGCTGCGCAGCTCTTCTCGCAGTTTGCGCAGCTCTGAGAGCTTGTCCAGCTCGACCCAGTTGGCGCGGTAGGTCAATCTCGTGGGTCCAAGACACTGCTGCCGTTCTTCGCCCACGCAGGCAGTTCAGGCGCAGGTAGGCGGCCATCGATTGCTGGGCGAAACAGGATGCCCTCTTGGGTCAGCTCGCAACTGAAGGCAGTACCCAGCAGATGCGCAGGCAGACCGATCGCGGCCGGGATGGTGAGGATGAAGGCCGCATGGTTGCCAGTCCCCTGAGTTCGCAGCATGGACAACCCCCTGGGATGCCGGCGATTGCTCACTTGCGCATTTCCTCCGCACTGGTGGCCTCGAAACCTGCGAGCTTCATCACAAAGCCAAGCGGTATGCGTAGAGCTCGGGAGGTGGCGCGGGTCTGCGCCATGCCGCGCAGGGCGTAGTCTTCGCGCGCCTTCCAGGTTGCCTCTTCGCGGACACACATCTGCTCGGCCACCCCGATCACGTTGTCCGTGGCGACGTGCACCGCGGCCACACGAGCCTCCCAGCCGTCGCGCTGGTAGTCAGCAGACTCCCCGCCGCGCACACGCCGCGTCCACTCCAGCCTCGGGAACACGCCCAACAGCGTCCCCGCCAGCTCCCAGCCCTCCACCGTGACGTAGTTCTTGCCCTGAATCGTGGCGTAGAGGTGCTGCTTGACGATCACCTCCTTGAGCGCGGTCGCGATGCGCGAGGCGCGCTCGATGATCTCCACCGCGTCCGTGGTGCCGAAGACAGACAGGTGCGCAGGCTGGGACGCTTCCACTAGCTCCCCTCGTCCACCAGCACGCCCCGGCATTGGTGCCAGATCGGCCTGCGCCACCTGAACGGCCGGCGCAGACGGCATCCCAACTACGCCTGCGTCCGGCCGTTCAAGGGGGTAGGCCTCCAGCGTCTCGCTGAGGCGGGTCATGACGTCGTCGTCGCGGCGGCTGGTCATTAAGCGGACCCTGTCAAGCGCTCGCGCCTGATGTCGGCCGCCAGGTCGGCCATCTGCTGCTCATAACTTATGCCAGCAGCAGCTAGAGAAATCGCTACTTCATAGGCGGTTTCCTGCCGAACGTTGGTTTGCTTCTCATAACGGTGAATAACGGATTGATAAATCTTTGCTTGCCTACCCGCCGTAGCCTGCTTGACGCTCTCGCAAGGGGTGGCCGGCAGACGTGTTGAGCGCGCCAGCCGCCCCATGGGAGAGTGAAGCGATTCTGTCAAGTCTTTCTTGGCGCTCAACACGCCGTGACTGTATTCCTATCCCTCCCAGTTGTCAATAGGTTGTGCAAACTGAGTCGCTTCCCTACCGGATGTAGCCCACTTCGCAGTTGACAGGACGATGCACATGCTGTAATGCGCACCGTCTCCAAGACGCAGGGAGGAGGTTAAGCGAAGTGGGGCAGGATGCCCACGGCGAAGACCCAGAGCGCCAGTCCGACCGCGATCAGGTTGACCCGACCACCGACGCCGAGCGCCGCCAGGACGAAGCAGACGAAGGCGACCACGTAGAGGATGAGCGCGATCATGCGGCCTTGTTGGGCACTGCCCACACCCCAGCCGCGGCGATCAGACCGACCACGGCCGCCGTGACCAGCTTGGTGGTCAGATCCACATCGGCAATCTGGCCAGTACCCAAAGAGCCAGCAGCCGCAAGCACAAACGCCACAATGGCTTTATCAATCTTGGTGACCACGCCAGTAGTCTATTCTCCCCGGTCGATCTTGTCTACGATGGCCTGCACCTTGCTCACCGCGGCCAGGACTTCGGAGTAGTCGCCGCCGGGCGCGGCCGGTAGTGCCTTGATGGCGTCCTTGAGCACGCCCACGGCCTGGTCGATGCGGCCCTGGAGCTGGTCGATGGTCAGGGCGTTGCGAATCGCGTTCGAGTTCTTGATCGCCATCAGGGCGTCGTGCTCTTCGGGTGTCATGTCTACCTCCAGGTTTGCGCTTCCGGCTGACTGGGTGGGGGAGAGGATGGGCACCGGGTTGAGGCCCATGGGACGGTTGAGGATGCCCCCCGGCGGCTGAACCTCAAAGTGGAGGTGCGGCCCGGTCAGGGAGCCGCCACCGGGGATGATGGCGCCCGACCAGCCGAGCATCTGTCCGCGAGCCACGATGGCGCCCAGCAGCACCGAGTAGGTGCCGTGGACGTAGTAGTCCGTTTGGTCGGAGCTCCCGGTCACGCCGAGCACGCCTGAGGTGCGGTGGGTGACCCGGCCAGCTCGAGCGGCGAAGATCGGCGTCCCGCTGTTGAGAGCAATGTCAATGCCACAGTGCCAGTGCACGGTATGCCCGTTCATGACGTAGGGCGGTTCCAGCGTCAGCATGGTCGGCCCCCAGGGCTGGGTGACCTCTTTGGCGGCGTTGTTCCAGACGATGGAGGCCAGGAATGTGGCGGCCACTAGAAGGTAGTGGTCATTTAAGCTACCCACGTCGGCTGTGCACCGTCTAGCGTCCAATTGGTTCCGTCATAGACGAAACTGAATGTGGCCCGAGTGCCGGTTGCCCCGCTGGTTCCTCCCGTGATTCCCTTGAAGGCTGCATTCCAGGTCACCGCAAAAGCCCCGGCACCGCTCTGGATAAGAGTGAAGCTGAGACGCTGGCCCGTAGCGGGGTTGAGGGGCGCGCCGACGACGCGGGCAGCGGTGAGAGTAACGCCGACGAGGGAGCCCAGCGTTGCATCCACGCCCGAAACAAGGACGGTTTCAGTGGGTGTCTGGCGTAGCCGGCGCAGGTTTCCTGCACCAACCACAACGTTCCCGGCACCCTTTGGTGTCAGCTTCACGTCCATGTTGGCGCTACCGCCCTGACCCAGTAATTCAACCAAGCCGGTCTGTGGGGAGATCTGGAGGTAGTCGCCGATTCCGACCGGCGCGACATAAACCCCGCCCGTGCCCTTGGGCGCGAGGGTGATGAACGGGTTGGCGTCGTCACCGTCGATGCCTAGCGTGGGATTCGCACCGGGTGCCCCAGACGTGGCAAACAGTTGGTTAAGGCCAAGGTTTCCGGCCGCGGCCGTGAAGCGATTGTTGAATGCCCGGACGTTCGCAGCATGGTTGATCGCCTTTGTCACGCTGGCGCTGTCGAACTGGTTGTCCACGATCAAGACGCGCGGCGTACCCGAGGTCACGCTGATGTCATAGGTGGTAGCGCTCACGGCCGTGTTGTTGAGATTGAATGAGCAGCCGAGGATCTGAACGAGGTCGCCACCCGACACGATGACACCACCTCCGTTGTTGTTGGAGATGTCCACCCCTTCAAAGGCGATGTGGGTTCCGCCAGTGATTGAGATCCCCGGCGTGGCCAGTGAAAGGGTGCCGCCCACGAACTTGATGTATTTCGGGCTATTGCCGCCAAAGGTTTCGATTAGCACTCCAGGCTGAGTGAAGCCAGAAGCACCCCCCGAGTCGGCAGCATTGAAATAGATGGCCGTGGAACGCCCTCGAATATGAATCGGGTTGCCAGCGCCGGGATTGCACTGAGCCTGGAAACTGCTAAACACGCAATCCGTGGCGTCATCGATAAGCAGCCCTTCTCCGCCTTGCATGGTGTCGAGGATCACATTGGAGGCGTTGAACCCAACTGAATAGAAACTCGTGGAGCCGCCCTTCATATAAAATCCCTGCTTGCAGAGGCGGGCGTGAATGTTCTGTACGTAGGTGGCAAAAGAGGTGGTGCCGTCCGCTTTGGGCGTGATGTTCAAGCACCAGCCGTTGATATAGAAGAAAGAGACGCCGTCGAGGGTCGTCCCGTCAGTTCCATTGCGGAGATCGATCGCGTCGGCCGCCCCATTGCTGCTATAGGTTGAACTTTGGCCGTAGAAATGCAGGTCGCGGATGCTTACATTGGTGGCGCCGTTGACATCCACCATTGCCGCGCCCGCCCAGCCCGAAGTAGGAATCATCAACCCGGTGTTGAACTGACTTGAGCCAACCAAGCTGACACCGTTGCCGGTGATTGTCAGCGGAGCAGTCAGCTTGTAGCCACCCGGCGGGAGAAAGACCACGCCGCCGGCATAGGGACCGCTGCCTCCTGTCGAGACTGCTGTAATCGCGGCCTGGATGGCGCCCGTATCGTCAGCCACACCATCACCGACCGCGTTATAAGGCGCACCCTTGACGTTGACCCATACCGAGCCGACAAGAATGTTCTGCAGGCTCTTGACGTGTGCAGCCGTGATCACAGTGGTGCCGTCGGTGATGGTGTCCAGGGTGGTCGGGAACGCCATTAGAGCAACACGAACGACTGAGCTAGGGTGTTGGTGCCGGAGAAGCTGGCGCCGCCGTTGACGCTGATCCCGATGATGGTTTGGGTGGTGGAGTTGAAGCCGGCGCTGGTGCCCAAGATCAGGCCGAAACCGGAGGCTCCGGTAGTATGCAAGCCAGTGGCCGCCAGGTGATGGCTGCACTTGGTTATGCCCTGGATCACCGCCGAAGTGCCGGAACCTACTGTGCGGAAGTCAACGTAAACCTCGAACCATCCGGTGTCGATGGCAGCCGTACCCACCGCGTAGGCCAGGGTCAGGATCGCCGCATCACCCGTGGTGCCCAGGGTGCCCATGCGGACGATGATCGTGAAGGCCGCCGTGCCGGCGGCTGTCTTCACCATATCGAATCCGCACCAATACTGACTACCCACCTTCCAGCCGCCGGCGGGGACAGTGACCGAGCTGCCGGCCAGATAGGTGTCTGCGGCATAGCCGGCGCTGACAGTCGTCACCGAGCCGTTGCGGTAACCGGCGCCGACTGAACTCTGGAGTACGGCCAGCGTCGCCGACTTGGAGACGCCCGACTGGACGATGGCGAACTGATCGGCGGCGGCCACGCTGGTCGCAGCGGTCAGGGCGCTTATCTTGGTATCGGCCATGTGCGCCTAAGTGTAGCCGCCGCTGTCAGGTTTTAGGTGCCTGCGTCCTCGACCATGATGTAGGCGGGGAAGGTGGGGTCAGCCTGCATGGTGATATTGCCGGACCCGCTCAGACGCGTCATGGCGATCTTGTAGGTGTGGACGCCCGTTGACGGCGACTTGACCACGCTGAAGGCCTGGTAGACGCCGGTGCCCAGGCGCAGGTCGAGCGTGGTGTTCTGGAGCAGGGTCGCGCCCTCGTAGATGAAGGCCTGCGCCACGTCGCCGGCGACGCTGGTCGTAGCCCCGATCTTGCAGGAGATCTTGATTCGGCGCCCGCTGGCCACGGTCACGGTCACGGCCAGGCCGGTGATGTCCGTCAGGGCGGTGAAGGTGCCCTGGGTGGCGGTCACCTCCGCGTAGCCGAGCACTCCGCCCGGCATGGCCACGCCGAGCGCTTGGGTCGCGGTCGAGGCCGTGCGGGTCAGGACGCCGCCGCCGGCCAGCTGGAGGGTCTGATAGGCGTCGCCGAACTCGATCGTGTAAAGGGCTGTCGGGCGCTGAGCTCCGACCCAGTCGATGCGCACGTTGGTGATCGTGAAGGATTGAGCGTTGTAGCCCTGGTCGGTGTTGGTCAGGGCGAAGGTCTGCCCGGCCGCGTAGCCGCTTTCGAAGGTCTCCAGCGAACCGTAGGTGGTGGTCGTGCCGTCCTGATTTTGGCTGATCTTGACGGTCAGGTTGCGATAGGGGAAGGCCGATCCCTCGAGCATGTAGTAGCCGCTGCCAAACCCATAGACGTCGATCCCGAAGACGCTGAACCCGTAGAGATCAGTCCCGCCCTCCAGCAGCAGCGAGCCCAGCCCATCCTCCATCTGATAGTGGCCGCCGATCGCGGTGTCGGCGAAGTCGCCCGGAGGCGTGGTGACCGTGGCCACCGCCGTGTTGGTGGCCCCAATCGTCGCCTCCAGGTAGTTGATCTTGTGCTGGACGATGTTGCGCCGTTCGACGTTGACCACGCGGCCAGTCCAGGCCGGATTGGTGAAGACCACCGGGTCCCCGAGTTGCGGCGTGTAGCAGTCCAGCAGCAACACTCCGCTGCCGTCCTCCAGCAGGTAGCCGTCAGGCGGTACCCCTGCCGACTCCAGCAGGTAGCGGCCTCCCAGCACGAGCTGGAAGTCGGCGGTATTGAGGGCGAGCTGCGGGCCTGCCATTAGTAGGCCAGGTAGGCGGTTTGGTCAACGACGTCATGGGCCTTCTTGAGCACCAGCGTCAGCCCGGCAGCAGTGGCATTGGTCGTGGCCGTCGAGGTCAGGATTGGAACTAGGCCGCCTGCCGGTGGGTTGATCTGATACTCCACGTCCAGGTGGTTGAGGCCGGACACGCTGCCGTTATCCGTCAGCCGCGTCCAGCCGGTTGGAGTGGTGAATGTGCAGGTTCCCGAAGTCATCTTCTGAATCCAGCCGGAGATTGCCAGATCACCCGGACTAACGACCGTCGCGGAAGCGGGGCTCAGAGTAGTACCTGCAATGGCCGTGGCCGTCCCGGTTGCCTCTACCGCAGACGCAAAAGCCACATTCGACCACTCTGATAGATGCGTATACCACTGGCCGGTCAAGACGGTCTGGAAGGTCACGGCAGAGATGCCGCCGGGATTGTTGAGATAGACCCAGACCTCGTAGTCGCTGTTGGTTGTCTCACGAATCGAGGCCAGCAAGACGAAGCCTGCGGGCATGGACGTGACCGTGGGTCCAGTCGGCGTGGTCGCATTGGCAGCGATCAAGACCAGCGCTGTTCCAGCCGTGGAGGGAAGGGGGAGGCTAGTCCCAACAGGGCCGCCGCCAACCGGCGTTCCGGTGCTGCCCTCGACGCCGTTCTGCACTAGTGCGATGGCCCCGGAACCGATGCTCAGGGTCAGGGGCACGGGATTGCCACAGGTGAGGAGGAGAAGCGCGAGCAGGGAAACGAGCGGGACCGAGACCTTACGAGCCACTGTAGGATGCTCCTCGGGGCTGGGTGGCCGGTGTCTGAAGCACCGCGCTGCCTAGCCTCTCTGGCGCCACTATACCTAAGTGCCCGGCGCATATCTAGCCCTTCTGAGACCTTCGCGGAAGAACTTATCCATGGCCGGGCCGTCGATCACCATCCCGTGCATGTGGATGTGGATCTCGTTCCCGCCCCCATGGGGGATGATCGAGCCGCCCTGGGCGCCCATGACCAGCGTCTCCGGGCCGTGCTCGCCCACCGTGTAGGCGCTGCCAGCCGAGACGGAGCCCCCGGATGCCTTGCCGCCCTTGTAACCGCCATGGGTTCCACTGGTATCAGTGGTGTAATCAACGGGCTTACCGCCCTTCTTGTTCAACTCAAAAATCGTCTTGGCCGCCCCGACAGGGTCGTTAATGAAGTTGAGGATCTGGGCGATCTTGAGCAGGCTGCCGGGATCCATGTGGGTCAGCTTGTCGAGCAGGTCGACATCGATCTGGAGGATGCCGGCCATGATGTCCGCCGCGTCGGCGACCTTACCCAGCACGTCGAGCAGCGGCGGTCCCAGTTTGGAGGTCAAGTCCTGCCAATCCTGGTTCAACTTGTTCTGCTTTTGCTCCATGCCGTCGATGGCATCCTTGCCCTTGTTGGTCTTGGACTCGATCAGATCCAAGAGCTTGGAGTGCTTCTCCTCCAAGGTCAGCGTCTTGTCCTTCATGATCTTGTTGTAGGTCTCGGTCGAGATGCCGAGCTCGCGCAGCGCCCGACCGTTGCCGGTGAGCACCAGGGTCAGCTTTGTGGCCTCTGTCGATACATCGTCATGATTGATCGCGGCCAGATCGAGGGCGTCATTCATGATCCGCAACATGTCGGTGGTGTTGTAGCCGGCGCGGATCACGGCCGCCATCGCCGTCTCGGTGTCGTACTGGTCGGAGATGAAGCCCTTGTTGGTCTTGATGAAGTCGAGGATGGCCGCCTTGTGCGCGTCGAGCGTGTCCTTCTGGGTGCTGTAAGCCTGCGTCAGTTGGTCAAAGGCTTCGTTCTGTTTCTTGGCGTTCTCGATCGCCGCCTTACCGACCAGCACCATGCCGCCAACGGCCGCGGTGAGGAGAAGCGTCTGCGCTTGCAGTCCTGCCAGGCCAGCCTTGGCCTCGGCGATGCCGGACATGTTGGCGACCGTGTTGACGATGACAAGAGCTGTCTCAGTCGGCATTGGCTGCCTTTGCCTCATCGAGGATCTTCTGTGCGGCCACCAGGTAGGCATCCATCGCTAGGGTCATTTCCTGTTGCAAGGCACTCAGGCGCTCGCAGGCCGCCTTGAGACGCGACAACTCTTCGAGGGAGAGATGCTCGAAGAACTTGTCGGGCTCGTTGAAGGCAGCCGCCATCCGCGAGGGTGCCACAGCCGCCAGACTCCCCAGCGCCACGAGCTCGGGCTGGTCGGCTAGGACCGCCAAAACTTGCCCATCCCGCCGTAATAGAAGGAGACGTAGCGCTTGACCACGGCCAGCGCCTTCTTGGCCGTCCAGCGCGCGCGCTCGCCGCGCTTGGTGCCGCGCTCCCGCCAGCCGAGCTGCACCGCTGCCATCAGCTTGCCAGTGGTCTTCACGCGCTTACTCGACACATCCACGCGCAGGGTGTCGCGGCCGTGGTAGCCGAAGTGGCCGGGCCCGACCGGAGTGTTGGCATAGACCACGCCCTTGACCTCTTTGAGCAGAGCTTCCGCAAGTAGGCGGTTCTGGGCCAGGATCTTGGGCGCCATGGCATTGAGCCTTGCCTGGACGGCCTCTGCCTTGACGATCACCTGAACCCGCACCAGTGGATCAGGCATGACTACAACTGGGCTACGGTGTCGACTCCGGTGACTAGGAGAGAACAACTGAACGCGACGCGATCCGAGACCTTCGAGGACTCCTTGTAGTTGGAGAGCAAGGCGTTGAAGGTGTGCGACGTGCCCTGCCCGGCGTTGTTGCCGGCCGGGTAGAAGATCACCGCAGTCACGGTCCCCGCCTGGTTGAGCGCGATCTGGGCGAAGAGCACCGACGCCGGGCCGGTCGTGACCGTGGGGTCCCAGCTCCCACTCAGCGTCAGCGTGGCGCCGGCCAGTCCGGCGAGGTAGGTCTTGTAGGTGTTGGTAAAGACCGTCGTCTCGGCCGTGTCGATGTTGATGTCGATGTCGGCCGTGTCACAGAACAGCGACAGCGCCTTGGTGGCAACTGTCACTTCCGCTAGACGGCCGTGCTTGAAGGCGATAGCGTCCCTATCCTAACTCACAAAGAGTTACAGCGCCCATGCTAGGTTGGGAACCGGGCACAGGCTACCGAATAGGTACAGGCGGCGGTGGCGATTGTCGCCACGCAGCGGACGAACTGGCGCACCGTGCCGACCACCACAAGACGCTGCGCTCCCACAGAGGTCATGTTGGTAAATGCTGCACCGGCGATATCAGTATATGCACCACCCTGGGTGGTAGCGTCCTGAAGCTTGAACTGCTGCGTACCGGCTGAGTAGGCGGTGACGTGGAGATGGGCGATCAGGCCAGTTCCGGCGACTGAGGTCTGGACGCCGTCTCCGGTGCCGGTGATCGTGCCCGGGTTCTCGGCCGCCAGAGGGTGGAGTGAGACCCCGATCCCGACCGGGCTGGTGCCGTTGATCGACCAGGCGAAGCCAACCGCCTTACTGGTCGAGGGCGACTCCTTGTAGTCAACCGTATTGAAGGAGAGCAGGCGGGTCTGATCGCCGATCGCCGTGGCGCCTGCGGGCGCGTAGTTGACCACGCCCGGTGACTGCTGGAGCGAGAGCCGGACGGCGGTCAGGGTCGGATCGTAGTAGCCGTAGCCAAAGAACTGAGTGAAGGCTTCCCCGGCGATGTAGGAGCGATAGGCCGACTTGAAGGTGGAGACCTCAGCTGTGTCCTGATAGGCGTTGAGGTTGGCCGAGAAGAGGTAGGGCGAGAGATCGACCGCGGTGGTCGCGGTACCGTGCAGGACTTCGGCCAGCCGGCCGTGGCGGAAGGTCACCCGATCACCTCCAGGTCAAAGACCACCGCTTGGTAGTCCACGCCGCCGATGTTCTCGACCTCGAAGCGCGGCGCGTCCGAGACCAGTGCCGTGTCGCAAGCCCCGGCCAGGTTCCCGCCCAGCGACTCGGGGATGCCCGGCGAGCCGGTGACCAGCGCCGAGATCGCATCCCGCGTCGCCTGTCCCCACATTCGGCCGACCACGTAGCGGATGGGGAAGACCGCACGCTGCTTGCCCGTCGTCCCCACGCCGTGGAAGGCGACGTTGTACTGGAACTCAGTCGGATAGCCGACGATGGCGTAGGGCGGCGTCGGATTCTCGGCCGGCCAGGCGGTCACGCGGAAAGTCGCGCCCACGTCGGTGACCAGCTCGGCGGCGATCGCGTCCATGACGGTCTTCAGCACCACCTACTCGTCCTCGTCCGGATCGTCATCGGTGTCCGGCGGCGTCGGGTCATCTTCGGGACCACTCAATGGATCAACCTCGCCGCCACGCCACCGGCGATGCCAGCGGCGGCAGCGATTGCAGCCCCGAAGCCGATTGCCCGGCTGCGCCAGTCCTCCAGAATCTTGAGGCGCGCGTTCCAGGCCTCCTGGGAGGCGTCGAACTTGTCCTTGGTGACGTAGTTGCCGCGGTCCTGGGTGACCTCTTGGCGTAGCTCGTTGAGCTTTTCCAAGCGCAGCTCCAGCGTCCGCGAGGCCAGGGCGAGGGCTTCCTGTTGGGCGCGGAAGGCGAGCTGGAGCGCCTTGTCCTTCTCATCAAGGACACGCTCAACGTATTCCTTAAGCTCGACTGACTTGGGCATTTCATGCGGCCGCCCAGTAGCGCCGGAAGTCGCGGACCATCATCTCCACGTCCGGATCTAGCTGCGCCCAGAGCCTCATCACGTTGCCCATAGCGTCATTGCCAGCGACGCCGAAGAGAGAACTGGCACGCTTGAAGTAGCGGCCGGCCTGCAGGAGTGCCGCGTTCTTGATCGTGCTCGGGACAGCGACCCAGCCGAACTTAGCCGTAAGGTCAATCGAGCCCTCGCCTTCGGGGATCAGGGTGCCCGGCGCGAAGAGCGCCGCCGTGTAGGGGTCGCCAGTCGCGCCGGCGTTGAAAGGCCAGAGCCGATCCAGGGTCAGCACCGCCTGCGTGGCGTGGTCTTTGAAGACCAGGTCCCCGATCACCTGGTTGGTCAGGAAGAGATCGTCAATGGGCACGATGCGGTCAGGGACGGCCGGGATCGGATAGAAGAAGTAGGGCAGGTAGCCCCAGGCGCCGGGGTTCCAGGGGAAGCTGGAGAAGGCGCGCGTATCGCCGGCGCGGTAGGGCGTGAAGTAGCGCAGCGTAGCGACTGAGTCCTGCGCGGCGAAGTTGCGCCCGGTCGCGGTGTTGATGGCCGTGGTGGCCGCACCGCAGGCCAGGGTCGCCATCGTTTGCTCGCCAGCCCCAAACGTGATCGCCTGCCCGGTGCCCGTGGCGAGATAGGTCTGGAGGTCGGTGTAGGTGATCAGGTCGGCCATCGCCGCCTAACCTGAGATGACGTAAGCCTTGCGGTTCTGCGGCTTCGAGTCCGTTCGAGCGTAGCCGAAGTACTGAATGCTGTTGACGTTCATCTTGCCGTAGGGGTCGGCGAGCACGGTCACGCCCTGCACGTCGCGGATGATGAAGGCCTGCGCGATGTCGCCGAAGAGCAGGAA